AGGGAGTCACCGTAAGCTACGGAGATAGCTACATGTTCCGACCTACTGGCAGTATGCTTGGCCTGTACGTTGACTTTGTCGAACCTGAAATTGAAGAGAGCAATGATTGATTTGAAGAGGCTCGTGTACAAGATGCTGACCGAAGGCACGGGCAAGCACATCTGCGATAGCGGTGATGCATATGGTCGCAACTGGGAACGCAATCAGAAGCGGAGCCTTGAAGACTTCGAAGCTGACGACCCGGTGTCCGAGGTCTGCTCCCGCATCGACCACAAGGGTAAGGTATGGTGGGACATCGAGCGCGAGGTAAGTGTCTTTCACTTCCTTGCTGGCGATGGCACCAACCTCTTCCTCGATGAGCGGTGCGACGAGTGGAACGCACTGGTCGACATGGACCAAAAGAAGTATGGCAACAGCCAGTGGTGCGAGCGGGTGGAGCTGTATGGTGTGACCGAGAGTGCCGCCAAGTTGTGGGAGGATTGGGAGCAGACGCTCGGCGTGGAAATCATCCGCACCTTCAACACCTACAACGGTGAGTCTGACCTGTCTCAAATCTTGCAGGGCAGTTTCGTCCGCATCGATGGCGACCCGTACCTCGTACTACAGATTCACAATGGGTGCGACGCACGAGGCGGGTACACCTCGGCCCGACTATTCTACATGACCGAGGAGTACATCATCAACGAGTGCGTGTGGGAGTTCATGTATCGTGATGAGCTGTGGGAGATTCACCGAGGTCACGACTGGAAGCACCTGCTCTTCGAGCACGAAGGGAAGAGGGATGTCATCTTCAGCGAACTGCCGGAGGACTATCAGAACGAGCTGAACAACGGCATCGAGTGCGTTTAACATAATCACTATCTGCCCTATCTTCTGGCGCTATGTCGAAGATGTACTTCTACTACCACAAGGGTAGAGAACTGGCGACCCCTTCATGGGACCTTGCCTACAAGCGGGCGGATGCAAAGACACCCATCTATGTACAAGAAATTCTCAGCAATGAACATCACGCAGGAAGCGGAACAGATGACTCAGCGTCAGGAGCTGACGATTGAAGACAAGGTCCGAATGTTTGACCGGTGGTGTAAGCTGGTCAGTGACTTCAAGTATGGTAGCATCAGCACTGACGAGTACACCGAGCGCATGAAAAATCTGTTGCGTGATTGCGACAATTACGGCTTCATCAAAGAGGAGCTGAGTAAGGTTTAACCTTGAACCGTGGATAAGTTAGGGGCTCTTGTGGTGGAAGTTGTCCGCCACAACCCCGAACTTGTCCCAAAATTAAACACCTATGAGTAAACAACTGGAATTCACTAAGAAGCTACAGGCCGTGCAAGTCGGACTGAAAGCACCCAAGGGTCAGTACAACAGCTTTGGTAAGTACAAGTACCGCAGTTGCGAAGACATCCTCGAGTCCCTCAAGCCACACTTAAAAAAACATGGGCTGTTCCTTACGCTGTCCGATGAGGTGGTTGAAGTTGGAGGTCGGGTATACGTCAAGGCCACCTGTTCTGTCGGCGATGGAGAGGTTGAGGTTCACACGACTGCATACGCACGAGAGGAAGAGACTAAGAAAGGTATGGATGGGAGTCAGATTACAGGCACTGCATCCAGCTACGCCCGCAAGTATTCCTTGAATGGTATGTTCTGTATCGACGACACGAAAGACAGCGACGGAACGAACACGCACGGCAAGGACGAAGCCCCGAAGGCGAAGGCCGAGCCGTCCCGTAAGGAGAAGTTCGACCAGACTTTCGAGTGGTTGAGTAAGCAAGAGAACAAAGCCGAGGCTTGGAAGAAGATTGAGACGCGGGCGAAGTCCGAGTTCACCCCGACTCAGTTCAACAAGCTCCTGTCCATTGGCAAGATTGCCGAACGAATCGACGCGTAATGGACTTCTCGCTAAAGCTCATCGACAAGGTAGGCAAGGGCTACCTGTCGTACAGCTCCATCAAGTACGCTCTCAAGGACATGCGTCTGTGGGAGATGTACATGAAAGGCCAGCTCAAGAAAGAGTCTGCGGCCTTCACCTTCGGCGGGATGTATGACTGTATGTTGTTCACCCCCGATGAGTTTGACAAGCGATACTTCATCCTTGATGACAGCGAGATTGTCGAGGCAATCGTAACCGAGCGTCCGACCATCACCTCGCCTCGCATGACCAGCAAGTACAAGAACTGGCTGAAGGATTACGAGGAAGAGGTGGCAGAGAAAGGCATGGAGATGATATCCCAAGAGGACGTCACCAAGGCAGAGGAAATGATTCAGCGCCTCAAGGATACCGGAGTACTGGAGGGATACCTTCAGGGTGACTACCAGCACGAGTTCAACACAGACCTCGACGGTGTTCCGGTGCGTGGATTCCTTGACTGCCTCGGTGGCAACTACATCACGGACCTGAAGAGTGCCCGTGACCTTATGAAGTTTCGATACGATGTCCGGAGTTTCGACTATGATATCCAAGCTCACATCTATACGCAGGTACTGGGCATTGATACGTTCTACTGGGTGGCGCAAGAAAAGAACTACCCCTATCCGATTGGTGTCTTTGAAGCAACTGAAGAGACGCTCGAAACTGGACGGGCAAAGTTCAATCGTGCGGTACAGCTCATTCAGAAGTACCTCGACGAGAAGGACTGCAACACCTACTACATCTTCGACAGGATATGAACGCCTTCGCTGAGAAGGCGTGTGCGGCAGGGTGGGCTGGCATCATCCTGACCATTGTCCTCCTCATGCTGTTCGGGTGTTCAATGCGACAGCCCTGTCCAGCCTACGTCGTCGACCCACAGATGGGCGGGACATACGACCCGAACCAAGCGGCGTGTGGCGTATGGTACGAGTGGCTTGGAGAGTACTGGTGGACAACATACGACAAGCGCGAAGCGTTAGACTGTTGGGCAGGGATATCCTCAAGGCCCATGTACTTTGAGATGAACAGTGAGTTCAACTTCTCGGTGCGTGCAAAGGATGGATACACCTACACCTTCTGGAGTATGATTACATGTGGGGACAGGCCGTGTGAGACGCCCGACACTTTGTACAACATCACAGCAACACGGGATAAATTAAGAGCACCATTATGAAAGACGTAATACTGAAAGAGCTCACGCATGACACATATGGCAGGGCCCTCACACTGGAACAACAGATGATAGTGTGCCGTCTTGCCAACGAAGAGTCGTTGATAAGTCAGCAGGTTTTGTGGGTAGCAAACGGCGTTGACGAGAACAGAATCCGCTACCTTCGAGACTGGTCGGAACTAAAGATTAAACTGAAACGATTCCGAACTGAGTACACATTATTTAAATCCAAGTTCCATGAGCGAAAAAAAGCAAGGCAACTATGTGGGGTATCTTGAGATGCCCCGTATCACCGGGAAACTCAAGCTGACACTTGAGGACCTCGAACAATTGAAGACATTCGCCACCGAGAAGGGTAACATCTACCTCGACCTCGTGGTGTTTAAGGACAAAGAGAAGGGCAATCAAGGCCGCTCGTTCTGTGCAGTGTGGGACCCCCGCAGTGCTGACAGCCAGCCGTCAAAGTCCACGGCGAAGCAAACGGACGACCTGCCCTTTTGATTAGGTCACTGCGGCTGATGCAGTAATTTGGTTCAACATAGGTGGGGGGAGCTGACAACGGTTGGTTCCCCCTTTCTCTTCTCTCCCCATGGATATTCACAGCTATCTGAATCGCCTGAAAGACAGGTACGAAGAACGCGTCTCAATGAAATACGATGGTACTCGTAGGCGCGAAATGGTTGAGCTCAAGGCCGCTTTGGTCAACGCTCTGGAATCTGTCGTCCATACCGTAGACATTGCCACCTTGTTTGGGTGTGACCGAAGCACGGTCATCAACACCACCAAGCAACATAGCGTTTACCTACAGTCAAGCAGTATGTATCGTTGGCAGTATTACGTTGCCCTCGAACTGATAAACGAAAGCCTCATGCAGTTGCCGCCGGGCATCCGGTTTGGAAGGCAGGGCAGAGGAGACATCGTTCAGCAAGTCAAACAAATCAATCAGACAATCACCTTTCTCAATGAGCTCAAAGACGTCATTCGAAAAAACGGAAAGCACAATCAAATCTACCTGTCGGGAAATTGAAAGGTTTCTGATTGAGAAGAATCGCAAGTACGGCAACAGCGCCCTCGAGCCCATGCAGATATTCTGCAAGGCCAGCCCCGAGGTACAAATCCTTGCCCGTATCGACGACAAACTCAACAGAATTATTCAGGGCAATGCCCATGAAGATGAGGACGTGGTGTGGGACCTCATCGGATATCTTGTCCTCCTCACCGTTAAGCGCAGAATGAATGAACCCAAACTTGACGATAGCGCGAAAGCTAACGGACACACATCCTCGACAGCTCCTCAAAGTAGACTTGTATACCGCTCTCAACAGAATCAAGACCGGAAACTCCGGGAGAACAAAGGAGCTGATACAGAAAGTAAGGGGCGGACGTAAGGAGTTCAAGAAGGACCTGCCCGTTGTCATGTTCAGCGGGACGTTCAGCTCCCGTAAAGACGAAGGGCTACAGAAACACAGCAACCTCATCGCTCTCGACTTCGACCACGTTAACGTGCAAGAGGTCAAGACCAAGCTGGTTCAAGACCAGTACATCCTCGCAGTATGGCGTAGCCCAAGTGGTGACGGAGTGAAGGCGTTGCTCAAGATTGAGAAGTGCGAACGCCACCGTGACCACTTCCGCTCTGCTCAACAATACTTCGAAGAGTACTACGACCTTGAACTTGACAGCACCGGCATCAACGAGAGCCGCCTGTGTTTTGAGTCATACGACCCTGACATCTTCATCAAGGAGTGGGGTGACGTCAAGTCTTTTACTGGATTAAAAGGCGAGTCTTCTGAGCCGGAGAAGGTAGAGGTAGGGACGACCGATTACAGCAAGGTGAACATCGCAGTGATGATGATTCACCGTGCGATGAGTGGAGAGAAACACAACACGCTCATCCGCGCTTCGATGTTGATGGGCGGGTACATCGCCAGCGGTAAGGTCGAAGAGCACGTCGTCAAGGAGATTCTGTTCCGAGAGATATCCAAGCGTGATATCGAGAGCGAAGAGAACGCCCGAAAGGCCATCGACGACGGCATAGAGAAAGGCAAGACGATGCCCATCATGGATGTGATGGGAGAGGAGAAGAAGATTCTCCGGGAGATGCGCATCAAGGATGGCGACATGTCCTTCATCAGCAACGACGATGCCGACTACGAGTGGATAGACAAGTATGTCAGCGGAGACATTGAGCTGGGCCTAACCACAGGCAACGAAGGGTTGGACAAATACTTCATGTTTAAGCGTGAGTTCGTCATGGTCAATGGTCACAGCAACATTGGAAAGACAACCTTCATGCTGTACATGATGGTGGCCGCCAGCATGCACCACGGTTGGAGGTGGGTGCTGTACAGTAGCGAGAACAAGACCGCCGCCATCAAGATGAAGCTGATGCAGTTCGCAATGAACATGCCCATCCGCCGCATGAACTATGAGGAGCGAAAGGCAAGTTGGAAGTGGGTGCAAGAACACTTCGAGGTCATCAGCAATAAAGAGATATACAGCTACACCGACATCCTCATCTTCTGTGAGAAGGTGCATAGCGTTCGGCCCATCGACGGCGTGCTCATTGACCCCTACAACAGCCTGAAGATTGACCTCAATGCAAGTCGTGGGGTAGGTGTACACGAGTATCACTACGAGGCGGCAAGTGAGTTCCTCACCTTCTGCAACAGAGTAGGGATTGCGCTGTGGGTGAATGCTCATAGCGTGACCGAGAGTCAACGTCGCAAGGGAAGTGACGGATTACAGGAAGCTCCGTATGCCGAAGACACTGAGCACGGAGGTAAGTGGGTGAATCGTTGCGACTGCTTCATCACATTGCACCGGAAGGTCCAGCACATGGACCCGAGCATGCGCCGGACTATGGAGATGCACGTCAGGAAAGTCCGGGAGGTAGAGACAGGCGGACAGCCCACGCCGTTCTCATCGCCCCTCATGTTTGAGCTGAACAGTTTCTTTACTGGCTTTGGATTGGCTGGCCCCAACCCCCGGTTGTTCGCACCGCTGAGTGAAAAACTGAAAGGCGAACAGCTTTATTTCATGGAGGATTAAGTTGTAATTTCCGGTCAGTGCCGGCGTACAAGAAGAATCTTACTCGACCTCACCGGAAAAAGTCTGCCAAAAAAAGAGACCTCAAGCGGGGCGGACAGACGCTGAAGTCGAATCTTGAAACGTACTGCTACGACCAACTGAAGGAAGCCAAGCTCCAGTTCAAGTATGAACCGGAGGAGTTTGTCCTACAGGAGTCGTTCCGGTATCCCTCTGAGTATAGAAAAGCAACCCGTGGCAAGGACGTGATGTCTGACGCCACCGGCAGGATAGTCCTGCCCATCAAATACACCCCCGACTTTGTATCGCACGAACACAAGTTCATCATCGAGACGAAGGGCTACGTCCCGAGCCAGCACACCTTTCCGCTGAGGTGGAAGCTGTTTCTTAAATATCTCATGGAGAATGAGATGGACGACTACATGCTCTTCATCCCGAAGAACAAGAAGCAGGTAGACGAAACCATAGCAATCATCCAGAGACATGACACCACAACGGACGAGTGAGCTGTACGCCTTTAGTACTCTCGAGATACACAGACTAACGACTGAGCTCTACGAAGCTCTGCACAACGAAGACGGTACTCCAAAGGACGACTGGGAAGAAGTACTTGATATGACCAAGCAGTTCCGCAAAAGAGTGGGGCTGGAAGTCGATGCTATCAAGTGGTCTTGTCAAGAGTACAATGAGCTTCGCCAAGGGTGACGAAGGAGAGCTCCTGTGGGTGAAGTACCTTGAGGGGC